TAGGTGCTCCCTTATCTATTGCCAATATTCTTAATGAGGCATCAACTTCAATTTCTACTAGATTTTCTATTGCATTTCCATCATAATGAATCGGATAAAGAGTTGCTTCATTGTCGTGCAACCATTAATCGATTTTAACCGCATGAATACAGTTTTACGAATCGATATCTTTTCCTTTGTTGATAGAAACTCATGTCCATAGTTTTCTTCTAAGAGATATGCTAAGTACTCTTCGAAGTCTTCCACTAATTGTGTTAGTTCATATCGTTTCTTTGCGTCTGTTACCATATCACTTATGTGATATTGGATACCACCTACATCTTTCAATCGATAGGATGCACTAATCCGTACATATCGATTGACTAACATTAATAACTCTGGAGTTAATTTTACAACCATGGTAAAACCTCCTTATAGGTAGATACTAGCTAATGGGATAAGGTAATTGATATAGTTATAACTAATATCGACATCGTATTCGTTGACTTCGATGTCATTGACCTCTATCCATTCATCATTCAGTTCGTCATATACGACGAAGTTATTGTCTTTGGATAGTCTTCTATAGTATCCATTAGGAAGTTCTTTATTCCTATATTTCTGAATGAATTCTAGTATAAAATCTATGGCTATATCCTGATTTGGGGAGTTCTCATTTATGGCACAGAACCGTTTGAAGAAATCAAACATATATCCCTCATGCTCACTGCAATCAGTTAACCCTTTTATTTCTACCGTGTTCATTAATGTATTCACATATATCTCTTTCTTATCGAGATACAAGTAAGATGTATAAGAATGCTTTCGCTTGAATGTGACATTTCCGATCTTAGTGTGTCGCATTCGTCTATCGAGAGTGAAGATGGCATCTTTCTTAACCGAAAGAATATCATCATCTTCTATCTCATTGAGCTCAAAGAATTCTTTTCGAATATTGACAAACCCTTCTGATAGGGCTTCTTTGAAAACAGAATCATCGCGTTGGTAGATACCAATCTGCTTATTTCTCGCCTCCTTGCTCATACCTTCTAGGTATGTGATTCTGTCCTGTGGTAGTAATCCATAATACTTGATAATATTCAGACCTGCTGATTCGATATCATACTCACAAATATCAACTCCGAATAAGTAATCGATATTCTTATTCAAATATAGACTTCGTTTGTATAACTCACTGGTCATTACATAAATCTTCTTTCTTTGTGTTGTTTTGCTTTCTTACGCAAATCTTTTTGAGATAATCCGAATGTTACGGATTTAATCTCTTTTTCTTTTTTACGTTGTGCTTTAAGTACCTTCTTAGGGTCAGCTCCTTTTGCTACTGCTGCTGCACCAGAAATAAGGTTCACTGCCGCACGATCAGGGGCACCTAAATCAACGTAGTTAACGAAACCTTCTTCACGTTCTTGACGACGACGTTCTACTTCATCACGGAATTCTTGTAATACTTCATCCGCTTCTTGGTTAGTCCATTTACCAGCATCTACCATTTGTTTACAATACCGAATGACGTCTTCTTCGCTATGGATTTGGGCTGTGCTTGTAATTAGTTTTTCACCATCATCATCATACTTTGGTTTCTTTTGATATGGTTCGATAACGATTGGTTCGTCATCTTCGTTTCCTTCAATCAGTTCTTGCATACGGAACATGTAGGAATCCACATCACGTTCAGACCATACACCACGATACATTTGTAGCTCTGCGTATTCACGTGCTTGCATCATAGTTTTTGGTTCGAAATACACTTCGATGTTACCATATTCATCTTGCTCTACGGTAGCACCTTCTAATAACTCATTATGAGTGACTTTGTACTTCACCTCTTCAAAGGTTTCATAACCTTTATAAGCATGAGTACTATCTGGATCAATTTGATCATAGTCGGAATAGTTATCAGTTTCAGGTTTACCACCTAGATAATATTCACTTAATGAATTCACATGACCTGGGTTATCATCTACTTTACGGCCTTCTTTTTTCTTAGCTTTTTTCTTCTTTTCCTTAGCTTTAATCTTGTCGGCACGTTTAGCTGCTTTCTTACCAGTGTCACGTAATGGATCAAACCCATCTTCGTCATCATCACTGAATGCATCGAAGTTAGGCATATACTCCATTAAGTCTTCTTCTACGGAAGAACCTTTGTAGATATCAAAGTCAGGTTCATTATCATAGTCATCACCGAACTCAGTTCGTAATGCTCTGATACGAGCCATTTCTTCGAAATCATAATGGTCGTCAATGTATTTAAGCATAGCTTTCTTTTTAGAGCTCATACCTTCTACTTCACGACCTTCTTTCTTAGCCTTATCATACTTTCTGGCTTCGATCAGATTTGTTAATTCATTCATCTCTGGGTCAATATCATGATCCTTAATGAAGTCCTTAATCAAAATCTTTAACATAGATTTTACGTCTTTCAAGTCATAGTTTTGTAATTGCAAAATCACTTGGAATTTACGTAACATCATTTTGGAATTCAAAAGTTGCTTAAGTGCAACTTTTGATTCCTTCTTTTGTTTTTTGTAAGAAACATATTTCTTCTGTTTCTTATCCTTCTTTTTAGCCATACTAAAATCCTCCTATTGTCTGGATTGAATATCCTCTATATGACGGATATACAACTTCTTTAACTTCTTAGGTAACTCTTTTACCCGTTTCTTGGGTAATAATTCATTCATCATGATTGGGATTTCATATCCCGAATCAATGACCTTGCTCTTAAATACTTCATATACCTTTTCAGAGATATTACATAAGGTTTCTCTATCGTTAACGGATTTAGAAGTTTTACCTTTCTTCCAATCTTTGTACGTAACACATTTTACTTGATACACATTTTTGATTGCTTTAGCAAGTAACTCAAGGTATTGGAATTCAGATTCTTCTTTTTCACATACGAGAACCATATTCACATCTCTATGGGATAGATTATATATAATCTGATTTAAAAACAAGTAATTCATTGGTGTCTTTAAATATGCTGAATATCTTTCGACATACAAATCATCGTACCCATACTCCAAAAAGTTATGGAGTATAGGTAACGGTGGAATTAAGTGACTGTAATTATGACGACTGTATCGTCTATCTAACATAATTGGGTCGATTCGAGTTGATAATACAACGATTTCAACTTCTTCAGGTTTTAACTTATTTAGAATCTTACCCAGTTGATTAGATGAGTTTGCTAGTATAATACTTTTCATTTAAGCATCCTCCGGGGACCACTCCAAATCTAGTGTCAATGCACCTGATTCACCAGCAATTTCAGTATAGACTGTAGTATCATCATAGTTTCTCATACGGTCACGAATCTTAATCGGGTCGTATTTAGAACCACAATGAGGACATACGAGTTCATTGAAATTGTAATTCCATGTTAACTCGTGACTACATTTTAAACAGGTCATCATTTTTCTATCGATTGGATAGATATAACCGTAATCTAGGATTACGATTTCACCAGAACCTTGTCTGTAACCATAGTTACAGAAGTTCTTTTTGATAGTACCCATATCAGAGAATAGATAATCACGTTCAAGTTGTTTCAACGTTTCACGAATGATTTCTTTACTTGCGATAAACTCTTCTTGGGACATAAGCTCCACATATTCTGCAACGAGAACAAGTCCATTACATTCATATGCTTTTGTCACATATGGTTGTAATTCTGGAGCCATTTTAAACTCTTGCCAGTTATCCTTCACACCATAGGTGTCGAAAGCGATTTTATAAATATAACCACCTTTCTTAACAGCCATACGGTTAGTACCGGCACCGATTTCTAAGAAACCGCGACCACGAAGATGTTCTAACATGTAATCGAACTTCTCGTTATTATCACGGAATCTTGCATCACGTAACATATTGAGGATGACGATCATGTCTTCCTCAGTGAATTGCTCGTAGATTCTATGACGAACTTTACCAGCTCGTTCCATTTCAGCCGTTACGTTTGTAGTATATTCTGTCATAGTGATTACCTCCCAACGGCTGAATTAGCCATACCATTAATAATAGACGTTAAATCATCGAAGCCTAACCCTTTAGTGGAATCAAATCCAGTTTGCTTCTTAAACTTCTTAGCGTCTTTCTTTCGTTTCTTCTTATCCTTTTTACGTTTCTTCTTAGATTTGAAACGGTCACCGTCTGCACTTCCGTGACTCGTTAATACTTTAACCTTACGGGCTTTCTTAGGAAGAATTTGTTTAGGATTGAAGAAGTCGATGATACCCAAACGAGTAAATTCATCAACTAATTGAAGTTGCTCATATCGTTCTGGTTTCAACCATACGTCTTTATAGATAACAACTTCATCTGGGTTACGATAACGCTCTTCGTCATCGATATACGGATTGCGGAATTTCTCTTTATAATATTCTTTGAAACGCTCATGCAAACCAAAGTAGTCATCGCCACCTTGCTTAGACTGGAAGCCTCCTTGCGTAGCTGTACGTCCACGTTTCTTGAGAAGTTTCTTACGTTGCTTCTTAGAAAGTTTCTTACTAGCTAAGGCTTTATCTATTTTTGCAATGGCCTTCGCTCGTCGAGCGGAGAAGTCCTGAATATAATTGAGATCATCCAATACGGATTGAGATGCTTTGAGTGGGTCATTAACTCTGCGACGAGATTCACTCGCTTTCGTATCAACAGCCCTCATAATGAATTGGTCATCTGTATCTTGCAATACAAAATTGATATCCAATTCATGATATGGTTTCCCTTGTAACTGACAGTTGTTTGTTTCCAAGTTATTACGGAAATGATGTACGTATTCACTTCCATCTGGAGCAATTCGTACGACATCATTCTCAGCTTCCTCTGGTAATGAATAATCTGGAATGAAATCTTCGCCACTTTCAATGAAGTGCTTAGTTTCTTTATTCTTTTTCAATACTGGGAAGAATGGGAACCATTCATTTGCCAAACCAATAGCTCGGCGGAATTTGTATTGTTTCTTGCCACCATGTTTTTCAATCAAGAAATACGCGTACTCCCGATATATCTCGGTCGCTTCAATCCAAGATTCGATACTACGATAGCGATGCTTCAACTCTTGAGCCGCTAATCGTAACCGAGTCTCTTTATGTTCCATTGATTCTTCTTCGCCCGGAGCAAGTTCTTCCAATACTTCATCTGGTTCATTGTAATTATCGTCTTCATAATCCCAAGTCACAGATGGATATGCTTCTAGTCTAGGGTCAGTCCATTTGTACGCAATCATAACTGGGTCGTCACTCTCAACAGGAATTTCCATCGGTTGCTCATCGGCAATAATCCGCGGTCCATCAGAGGGTTTGTTAAAGAGTGCTTCACGTTCTTTACGTTCTTTAAAACGTTCATGAACGCGATCAGCTTTCTCCTCTTCCCAAATTCGTTGCATTTCATCTGGATCTTGTACCATAGGGTGAATCATCTCTTCAAATTGTTTTCTATCTAGTGCTTCCTCTTCTAGGAAACATTCTTCAACCAAGTATTCGACCATTTCATCATATGTGACTGTACCGTCACCAAATCCTGATGGGTCATCCACAGGAATCACTTTACCATTGTTTTCAGGTTTAATAAATCTATCTCGAATACTGTTGAATACAGCACGTGCTTTCGTATACGCAGGTACATGATGTGGTGCGAAAACATCAATCCCGTGGCTATGTTCTACAGCCATTCGTACATCGCCGAATGTAACTGCATCACCGGGAATGATGTTCTCCACCCATCGTTCGTCATTAGTATGACCTTCGAAAGGATAGTATGGAATACTATCAGGTATCAATGAGCAGATGTGGTTAAATCTGTCATATGCTTCTTTTTTATATTTAGTAGCGTTGGCTTCTAGTTTTGCTTTCGCATCAAGTTCAACGCTGTCGGAAGTTGTTGTTTCATTCATCGATTGATATTCTTCGTCATCTTCTAATACGAATGGTTTTGGTTCTTCCACTTCTTTCCATTCAGCATCGACGACGCCAGTATCCTCCTTATTAGCAAACGATAAAAACTCTGGTCGAATGTTATTGATATCGATGCCTTCCAATGCTCGTTCTTCTATATCCTTTAGCATAATTTCATCATCGATATCACGTGTCATCAAATCAATAACATTTGGGTCAATCCCATATGATTTCATCATCTCGGCTATATCTTCATTAATCTTTTTATTCTCATTCAATTCCATACTAGTTCTCCTTCTTAAATACTTCTTCACTTTCATTTGTAGTTAGATACCTAAGCCATGGGTATCTCTCGAATATTGACAGAAATACGACTCATAACCACCTAGTCAGTATCTCTTTTACTATTAGATAATATATATTTAAAAAGGCAAAAAAATAATGACAGAAGCACCGAAAAAGTGCTTCTGTCATCTAATTATTGGTTTAATTTAAAGATTTCACGTACCCATGTATCGAGATTTGGGTCGTCGATTATCTTATCAACTTCGACTAATTCAACCGCATGTTTCTCAGGTTCCCCTGATTTGAATTTAGCGAGTTCTTCGATATTGTCAACTACTAGCTCAAAGATAAAGCCAGTATGGTAGTATGCAATATCAGTTCTATCGAAATCATTGTTAGCAAAGTATTCGATGTGCATGGTATTAGGTGCTGAGTTATAGAATACACTCACTAGACCTTGAACTTCCTCTTCTGCTTCTCTAAGCATATTGTCATATAATACGTCATAGAGAGTCGTGGAAGAAAGATATGCTTCTTCATCGTCTTTGTATGATTCCGGTGCAGACACATGCCCTTGAATAAGGGTCAGTTGATTAAAGTCGTTTCTAGTTTTTTTACGGAGTAATAATGCTTTTGTATGTTCTGGGTTCGTTACCAGTAGACCTACGACGATTTGTTTATACTTTTCATTGAATTCAACGTGATTTCGTTTATGAACTTCCATACCGTTGTTCTGTAAAGTATCTCGGTAAGAAAATGTATATAGTAACGAACTTGCTAGCATGTTAAAGTCCGTGTCTTTACCAAATGCTCCTGTTAAGCCACGATAATTACGTAATCGAATGACCTCAGAAAATGGTTTGCGTCCCTCTTTCAATGTAAGAAAACGTCTAATACAAAGAATCGGTTCGCGTTCGGTGTAATCCCCCATAGATATACTAATCTCCTTCTATTAGGTTAATCGTTCAGGAACGCTCTCATAGTTATCATTTACCACGTAGATATATTTCTTACGAAGAATTTCTGTAAACTGTTCTGGGTTAGCAGCATATTCTTTCGATAGATTCAGTTTAGTGATAAGCATTTGCTTAAGAGGTTCCTCAATATAATCTTTATATCGTAGATAAAAGGTATTAAACCCTTTATCGATAAATTGGAGTGGTATAAACATAGCTCCAGAGTGAACTAACTCATGAACCGTTTGTGAGAGTGGAACAAGTCCAACATACCCATCATAATGTAATCCCATTACTTCCTCAGCAATATCAAGCATACTGATAGTGGAAGTATCTTCGGTTTCCATTAGATGTTTAGTTAGTACTATATTCACGATATCATATAATGTGAATGGTTCATGATGTAATTCAATGCGGATTCTAGCTTTTCCATACTTCTCTTTCGATACGTTATGAAAAAAAGAACAGTAGTTCATACCTAACTTTGATCCAAGATATTGGATCAATTCTCTATATTCTAAAGAGGAGCGAATGAGTACTTCAGTTGTCTTAATAAACTTCACTTTCTCTTTATTATTTCCGAAATTATAAAACGTCTTACTGACGAGTAGTTCCTCAACCGGTTGAGTGACTACCTCAGATTCCGTTGTGTAATGTTTAATTTTCGGGATTCTCATAGTGTAGACACCGCCTTTAAATTAAATCTAAATTAGATATATGTTTAAAGGCGGACTGTCCGTATTATTCTTCAGTGATGTGAACAATATCTCCAAATTATTCCATCATGATTCCCTATCAATCTTATAAGTCGTTATCGGACTCCATAGATTCGTTAATTGCGTCTTCACGAATCATTCTATCGATAGCTGTATTTTCTTTCATCATATTCTTAGCAGGACCATTGCCTTTGCGGAATAAGATGTCCTTGGATACGAATTCATCATCAGTATGGGACTCATCTCTGGAATCCATGGATTCGTTAATAGCGTCCTCCATAATCATCTCATCGATAGTTGTGTGTTTGTTTAGCATGTTCATAGTTGGGGCTCCTTTGCGAAATAATAAGTCTTCAGATACGATTTCGTCAGTATCATCCTCAATATATTGGTCAGTTACTGTATCGAAATCAACGTCACCACCAAATACAATATCAGCAAGTTCTTCTACTACCGACACTAATCGTTTGAAATCTTCACCAGATACTGCGTTTTCATCTACACCTTGTAAATATCCTAGAGTACCGAATACAGCTTTAACACGTTGGTTATAGATATGCTGCTCTTCAATCATTTCAGCTACTTTCTCGATATTACTCTTCTTACGACCGAATAATTCGAAAATAGTCGCTCTGTTTTTACGTTTACGACGTTTTCCCATAATATATTCCTCCTTGTCTTATAGGCGTTTTAATGGAGTTCCTTTACGACAAAGGGAATCCATTACCGTTTTAATAATCTTAGGGGTTAAGTGAATCTTATTATCGATATAAATCTCTTCGATATGATACCCCTCATGTAATAAGCATGCAATTAGATCATTCACATTGAATGTCACATGCGTAATCCAGTTAATAAAACCTTGACGGAATTCATCGAGTTTACCATTATCACGATATTCTTTATACTTCTCAACTCGGAGTTCATTTGTTTTACCGATTTGATACATACAGTACAAGACTTCATCATTTTCTTTATGAGTACATAACAGCTCCAAATCAAACATGTCATCATGTTTTTTAGTATGGAGGTCGTATACCATAGAATAACCCAACTGCTTCATGAGTTGGAAGTATTCTTTTTTAAGTACATTGATTTCATTCTGTTCCATAGTAATCTCCTTTCTAAGATAAAATACTTACTATATTTTCCACAATGGAATTATCTTCTAATAGAGCTGATAATCACCATCGACTGGAACGGGCTTACGTTTCTTTTTCTTTCCTTTTTTCTTACCGTCTTTAGGGAAAATCTTATCAATATATTTAGCATAGTTAATCTTCTCTGCTAAGATGATATACTCAGCGAAATCATCCAATTCCTCTTTTGTATAATCTTCAAATACACCTTTAGGTATCTCTGGGTCAAACAATAGACGGTCAATAGCTTTACGTAAGTCTTTCACATCATCACCAGTCATGACCTTTAGAATCTTACGAGCACTCTCTAAATGATGGATTAGACTATCCATCTCATAATCCAAATTGGATTCGAGAATCTCTTGTTCAGATTCAGTAATCCAGAACCCTTCTTTATACTCCCACACTTCATCGGTATAGGAACCAGCTGGTAGTTCAATATCCTCAAAATTACTGCGGAGCATGGAAACTATGCGATAATCTCGTTGTTCTTTCCATCGGTTTTGTACACCATAGCTAATCAAGGTAGCTTGGTCTTCTGCCCAGAATAACCTAAAGGGTTCACTGGGTACTATCATAACGAACACTGTACTATCATTTCCCATTATATTCACCTCCAAATATTAAAACGCTAGCTATAGTAATAATATATGCACAAAAAATAGATAGAAGATATAGGTTGTTGCCTATATCTTCTATCCTTTATTTTACCCTTACATGTTCGAATATCATACGCTCTACCATTTCGGTAATGGCATTATACTCATATTCATTTTGGAAATGAGTAAACTTAATTCGATACAAGATTGTTGGACCATATGTATTTACAAGTTCTCTAAAGAAATTGAATGTAATATGGTCGTCACAAGGAGTTTGTAATGTAACATCACTGATTAGTGATTTGATAGTACCTTCTAAGAACATCTTTAAGATAGGTGTCGGAATGGAATCACAATCACCAGTATAGAATACATTATCATTTGTTTTAGATTCTCTATCATTCACTAAAAAACCACAGCTATCCACATCACCATGTTTCATACCAACAGTGAGGATATCAAGTGATGCTACGTCCACCAATTCATCTACAATGATGGATTTGTCATGATACGTTTGTAAAATACCTGCTGCTAAGAGTGTATCTACTACAGCTTTCGGTCTAGTTACAATATATACTGTTTCTTTCCCTTCAAATCGTTCATTGATATATGTTAAGAACGTATTGATACCATTCATAGCATCATCATGAACATGGGAGATACAAAATACAATGTGTTTGTATTTCTTTAATTTTTCATTCTTCAAATAGTAGTCGAACGCATCTTGGTTCGGTTCAAAAAAATATAACCAACTTCCATATGTAAGGAAGAAGCTTCTCTTCCTCATGTTAGAAGAGAAGTCCGCTCCTTTACCAGTGAAGTTGATTCGGTTGAATAATTTTTCTTCACTCATCTTTTGGTAACTCCTTACCCGTTAACTACTTCGCTACGCAATTTAGCCATCTCCACTTTCGTCATAATCTTAATCTTAGGATCTTTCAAGATTCGACCGATGTAGAAGTGACCTCGTTTATTACGTGGACCTTGATTGTCCAGTACGATATTAATTTGTTTAGCAATCAGGTATGAGAAGTATAGGATAGCATAGTCAGCCATCTTATCGTTGGAACGATATAACTCATTACCTTTCGCTTCCATGTAGTTTTGGTCAATCATATGACCAGGTAGAATAAAGAAGTTTTTATCCATACAGTGACGAGTCACCAAATTCTTTTTACTGAATACCTTTTCAATGTTAGCTTCTGTTTCGTATTGGTCAATACCAACCGATTTAGCTTTTTCAGCAACACGTTGCTTGATTAAATCCAATGGTGTATCCATTAAGAAGTTCAATACTTCTTTTGGAACTCGATAACCATTCAATTCAATATCCGTATATTTAGCCATTGCTTTTGGTACATCTCTGAATTTAGATGCATTCAAGTAGTCATTACTATGACGATATCTATCAGCTAAGATAACTACGTTATCATATTGAGATAACCGTTCATAATTTGCTACATACCACTCATGACGATTCTTAATGAATAGACGCATGAGTTTATCTCTAGAACGAGTTTTAGAAACATCCCCATGGAATAGAATCTCACGGATTTGCTTACCAGACTCTAAAGAGTAATCTGGGAAATGAACGTACTCAACATGTACATTCTTCCCGATAGTTTGTAATACTTCTGTGAGGGCTGCTGTAAAGGTACTTTTACCGCTACAATCTAACCCCTCAATCGCTACGATATTGATCATTCTAACACTCTCCTCGTAATACGCTTTTAATAAACTTAATTTGACCCATATACTCGTCAACTACATTCGGATGATCCGTAATAGTATCAAGTATATGGGTCGATTCTTCTTCTGTGAACGACGTTTGCTTTTTAAGGCTTTTAATCGTTCGTTTGATTGCTTTCAAATCTTTTCTCGATAGGTTTCGAGCATTCTCTCCCGCGAGAACTTCTAGACCTATGATAAGATTCTCAATGTATGTTCTGTGCTCATCACCAAGCATTTCCACATAGGAATGCTCCTGAGCCGTCAGAACGAACGTTCCTAGGCAATAGAGTAATAATTCAGGGTCAACATAGTCTCCCTTTTTGATATTACGCCTTAGGATTTGAAAATTACATGTCTCAAGGTTTCGCTGGACAAGGTAGAGTTCTAGCATATATTTATGCTTAGAGTAGGCTACCACTTTACCACCGACCTCTAATTCAAAAATTTTCATTCGTTTAGTCTCCTTCATAGTATCAATCCCACACACTAATAGTTTGTGACAGTTACTAGCGATGCTATTCAGATGGAAAACTTACCGTTTAACATCATAACCATCCAGTGACTATTGAGGAGCGCGGGTGCCGTCCCATGTTTTGTTGATAGATATGTGTACTGATTCATCCCACAGCCTAGCACCTCCCGCGGTACCGGATTCCTAAGTTATTGCATGCTTAATAGCGTAGTATCTTAACTACGACTTACGTGCTCTTCAACGTATAACGAGAATATCCGTAAGACGGCTCCTACTTTGTCGTCGGAATACCACCTGCTCAAACAGATACTTCGGTTTTCCCATATACTCACTAGCGGCAACTTAGTGCACCAATCGACTTGCAGATCAAGTACATAATGCATCTTACTTATGGCATCTTAAATTGGAACGCCCTAAACCACTTTTTCTATACGTCGGTACGATTCCCGAATCCATAAGGGATAACATTAGACAGTCATATCCTGACTAATACATTAATTTTTGCTTGATTACCGATTTGTATTAGTCAGGATATTTTATTATCAACTGGGGATTACTAATCCATCAACTTCAATATAGTCACCGTCATAAAAGATTTCAATACATGGTTCCGATGGAATCATGTCTTCGATTTTGCATAATTCAATAAAATCTGAATCATCGGTTGGTTTATGTTCCATAATGTTACGAACCGTTTTATTGAAATCCGGGGTAGCCGTAAAAGTGCAACGATAATCACCATCATAGTACTTAATCTTATACGGTTCATTTCGCATTTCCATTAAATACCGCAACGATGTTTCCATACTACGAATGGGTGATTTAATAATCCCACAACGGGCAAAGGTTTTAAATTTAGTACTAAGTGTATAAACGAGACCCATACCTTGAATATAAGCGTCCTGAGATTCTTTAGTTGCCGTAATAATACCTGATGGTATATGAGCACACTTGTAAGTAATAAGTGGAGTGCAAAACAAATATCGTAGGAATTGAACAACTCTACTCAACAATGTATGTCTACCTATCTCAACATTAAGATTATCATGACGAATAAGAATCTCATCAAAATATGAATTCTTTGAAGTGGAACTTATCGTAACACCCGCATATAAAATCATTTCACTATCATATATATTCTTAAACAACTGCTGTAACTTACCTATCAGTCTAGAACTGATAGAGTTCATTGCTGTTAAACATATGGATTCAACCTGCTTATCAGCGTTTAGTCTCATTTTAGTAATCAGTGGACTGATGATGCCAGCTAATAGATAATAATCGCGTTTAGCTTCTGGTTGTAATTCATAATCAGAAATATCTTTATCACCAATCGATATGGGGGAGCTATACCAATACCCATTTAAACTGGCATCATAATTTGCATTATCTATAATATGACGAACTATAGAGGATTGAAAATATGTGTTAAACTGACCATTTACACGAATGCCCTCAATATATTGAACATCTTTACCTCTATACTCCCGAATACCGACGATATTAGATTTATGGCTACTATTTCTATAGATAATAGAATCCTTTTCGGAATCACTACTATACTTAATTTTATTAGCTAACCAAAATGCAGGTTCTATGATTTCTCTGTTATCATACGGGGTTTTATACCGATATCTAATCATAGAACTTTCTTTTACAATGATACTACTCATAGTACCTCCTTGTTTTATAACTATACAAAAATACATATCTTTCTAATTCTATAATATATATTTTTGATTCTAGCTAAAAAACAAAAAAAGGGGCCTTCGGCCCCTCTCTATTCCCCATATTTCTCCTACTAATAGTATTAATAAAACGTATTTTTTTGACGTCGCCCTTAAAAAAGCGTCGTCAGAAAAAAAACAAGCCCTATTGTTAA